GTGACACCGAGTTCATAGAGGACAGTTTGGCAAGTGTCGCGATCTCTGCCGATACTGCCTGACCACTCATCACGCCCAGATGACCAACGTGAAATGGTCTGGAAATCCAGCTCATCACCAACGCATAAAACGTCATCAGGCTTGTAGCGTTTGATAAAGGCTGCGATATTGCGGGTGGCTTTTGTGTCATGAAAAGGTACTTGTAAGTCAGATATAACGACTAATCGCTTAATCCTCGTCATCCTCATCCTCGAAGGGCGAGTGATCGGGATTGGTGACCGACCAATCGGGCAAGGCTGGCCGATGGAACGTGCTAGTCACGTAATCCATACCTTGCTCATGTGTGAAGCCTTGACGTAAAAGGGCTAGATATGCTTCATGCACCTCAATAGCCCACACGTCAAGTGGAGTTAAAGGCTCGCGCTTATCTCGTTTAGCCTTAGCCGCTTTAGCGCGGCGTAGGTTAGCGAGCTCTCTTTTTGATAGTTTTCTTGCGCTCATTGGTTATATACTCCAGGAACATGGACTCAAGCTTTTCAATGCGTTGAACGATGTCAGATGCTTGTAGCATCGCTGGTACTTCATGGCGAATAATGTACCGCACACCACCGATTAAAATGGCTGTAATGGAAAGACACGCCAATACAAAGGCGGCCCAATCTGTTGGGTTCATCGCCGCCCAAACGCTGTGTCGTTAGGATTTAACCAGCGGATTATTACAGGTGCAACGGCAGCAATACCGCTCGCTAGAATTGCTTTGTGATCCCAACCCACCGCTAGGTAAGTTGCTAGGCACGCTGCTAGGAAGCTTCTTGCCCAAGATGCTGCGGCTCTTTTTAGGTTTTCCATTTATAGGCTCTCCTGTTAGTAGAGGTATCCGGAACATACTCCGGTCGTTATCGCCCAGTTTTGTAAAGCTAACATGTATATGCGAGGTGTGCGGATTAATACCTGTGTACGGCCTAAATTTATAGTTACCACGCCAGCTTGCTATCTTGCCATTAAAGATTATGTAAGAAATTCGCTTATCAGATCTGGCAAGTAGTCGTAACTGATCAGCAAGGTCGAACGCCTCGGATTTGTGCGATCTAAGATTAGCATCGATATCGATGGCACGTACAATGCCTTCAGCAGAAGGATTGTGATCGGACTTACGAGCTGCATGCTTCGCATCACCGATCCACCCATCCGAAGCTCTATCTCTATCGGGGAACGCATCGTCTATCTGCTCTCTTAGCTGTTGCCCCGCTTGACACAGCTTAGCCAAGTAACACCTTAGCCTCATCCTCGGTTAGTCCGAGCTTCGCCAAAATCTCAGCGCGAGCGGCTGCCTTATCGGCTGCCTCTTTCTCAGCTGCTAAACGATCTGCTTCAGCCTTTGCGGCTGCCGCTTCCAATTCTGCGATTTCCTCATCGGTTAGAGGAACAACAGTTTGCTCGCCTGTTGAGCAGTCTACGATTACTTTTTCCATTGTTATCTCCTTATGAGTTTCTGACACCATATAAATAAAAACTACTACCGCTGGCAAAATCGCTTGAGCTGCCTGTTTCTAGAACTATTAAGCTCGTTAATGCAGCACTTGTCGACTTACTAATCGCTGCTACTAATGGAAATCCATCATTACTTATGTTTTCTGCTTGCATAGACGTAGATGCGATTTTGTATGCTACGTCATTGTAATTAGGAATATATATTTCACCATTAGAAAACACGTCAGACGTTGAACCGCCACTCGTGAGAATTGAGCTAGCCGCCACGTTTCCCGAGCTTACTCTCGTAGAACCATTATTTGTAGCTGAACCTGTCAATAAACGCGTGTAACCATAAGTGGTTAAGGAATCATTAAAGCGAACACCTACGCTGCTCGTTGCAGCTACTCCTGAACCCCTAGCAGAAAATAATAAAACTAAATCATCATAGGTCGCAGGTAAACTTGAAAAGGTTACGCTGGCGGCCGTAGTGCTTAATGTAGTGGATGTAATAAACTCAAATGTAGCCATTATGCTCTCTTTATTCCGTACAGATTGACTGTTCCATCAATCGTTCCAGTAGAAGGAATAAGACTAACTGAGTTTACGTCTGTTCCACTTGCCCATCGACCAACACCTCTTAAGACATAACCTGTGCCGTTATAATCTGCGCTTACTTTAGTTAAAATGGTTGGATGTGGACTGCCGCAATATTCCATAATATCGAACTCAAATAATGTCGGCACAGTCGTACTTAAAGATGTAGTGGAAGTAAACTTAAGGTAATTAGTAGCGAGCTGTTCAGATGCTCCACCTGGATCACTTCCTTCACCATAAACGGATGTGGCGTGATAACCACTAGTTGTGGCTGAGTTTAGTCGCATGTATAAATCAGAACCAGTTGAAGCTGTAACAACGGCCACTATTCTTAAATCCGTATAGGTGGCAGGTATGCTTGTTAAATCAACAGAGGATGAACCACTAAATGATGCAGTTGCGATGAAATCGTAAGTCAGAGCCATGTTATGCCTTTATCCCGTATAAAGCGAATTGGCTGTTAGTTGTAAAGTTAGCGGTGCTTGAAATAATATCTATGGAAGTGATTGCGCTGGTAGAATCCCACAAACCAGAACCAAAACTAACATTACTTAAACTAGTGTCATAAACAAAACCTGAGAAATGTCGTAGCACTTTCCTTTTGCTTGTTGATTTGTATTCTAATATGTCGATAATGCTGGCTAACATTACGCTGGACAATCCAGCACCAGAATCTATTAAACCCTCAATGTTGATACTTGAATTAGCACTATCATAAGTATTGGTGAAATCTCCGTATGTGCCACCTGAAGCATATAGGGAGTGATAAGTATAAGCCGAAGCCCCAGAATCAGAATTGAAGCGAATTAATAAATCATGTACGCTCGAACTTGTATCGGTGCTTTTTGCAATTAATCTGATCTGTAAATGCGTGTAATCCGTAGGTATGCTAGTAAATGTTATTGTTGCACTAGATCCTGTTCCTGTGGCAGTAGCTATTGACTCATAACTACCAGGCACAGTTGAATTGTATGAACTAGCTAAAATACCCAGGATAGGCATTAGGCAAGGTCACCTACGATAGTAAAAACGTTAGAGGCTGTACAGATTACAGTAGCAGCTGAATAGCGAGCGCGTAACTTAGGCGCAGTTGAGGTTGCACCAGTTGAAGTAATTGTTACACCTGCACCCTGTGCGAATGTGACTTGTCCTGCGCCAATTTGTTGAACGTGTATCTGGTCCCCAGCGGCAAAAACCGAAGGCGGCACAGTTACAGTAATCGGTGATGCGTTATTACAGGTAACTAACTGATTTAGATTGCCAGCTACTAAGGTATAGGTTGTACCAGTTTCAGCATCAAACTCTAGTTTTAGTTTGAGCGTAGCCGTGCCTGAAGTAACGCCACCTGTTAAGCCTGAATCTGTTCCAGTAGTGATGCCAGTAATATCACCTGTTGAGGAAACCCCTACCCAAGATGAACCATTGTAAACCTCGACTGCGTTAGTGTCTTTTAGATAAGACATCATGCCTTCAGCTAGTACGCTGGTTAGTGCGCTAGTACGCGCTGCCGCATCGGCAAAAACCATTACAGTTTGTTCATTGAGATACGTGTTTACCTGAGCTGCGGTTAATACGTCACCAGTATTAAAGAGCTTATATCCTGCACCTGCCATTGTTTCTCCTTAGTAGCTCAGCACGTCTGAGTCAAGTATACCTGAAATGCTTGAATCTAACACGAAGCCAGCCAATAAAGGCTCGCTCGTAAATAGTGTGGTCATCCAGCTTGTTTTTGTAATATCGTGGTGTATAGCGTTCACAAGGCTAGGCTGAGTAACGCTGCTAGATCCCGGCATAGTCTTAGTCACTAGCACACCATCTAGTAATTCTATGTCTACCCCTGCTAAAGGCTTATTAGGGTTAATATCATCGTAAAGGTTCAACTGGATGCTATCTATGCGCACCTCAGGGTCTTTACGTGTGGCTAGGATGCCCTGAGCCTGATCAAATGCCTCAGCATCGGTTTGAACCAGTATGCCTTCACGTGTGCCTGAGTGTAGAAAAAACTTATCAATGGATGCTTGGTCAAAGGCGTTCTGGGCTGTGCCGTTAAGCCTGGTTATTGTTACGTCATTAATTAGGTTTGTATCGTCAAACTCTACTTTAGCGTTGGTGTAGCTGATATTTGTGCCGTCATCGCTAAAGGTATAGGCAGCGGTTGCAGGTATGGTGATTAGGTTGTTACGGCTAACAAAATCTACCCTGCCTTCAGCATCAATAAAGATACCGCCAAACTCGCTGTTTTCTACTGTCTGTAAAGCCTCTAGAGCGTTCCTAGACGTGCCAGGATCGGCTTGTAAGGTGGTATCACCTGTATCGACATTTCGAAGGCTCACAGGCCAATCTACGGCATCTAAAAGGGCATCTACGCGAGCCCCTGAGAGCTGTCCAGCAGGTGCGCCTGAAACTGTGCTAATTGCGCTACCGGCTAGTAACTTAAAGCCGTCTACGCATTGAAGGGTTACTGTGCTTAAATCCTCGTTACCTTGTCTAAAGCCTGTGTCATAGTTAGTGATAAACCCTGAGTAAAGGTAATAATCAACACCCAGATAGGTAGCATAAATAATTATCTGCCGTAAAGGCACAAGGTTAGGGTAGTAAGCCCCTGCCGGGTTCATCGGGTTCCAATCACCGTTTTGATCGTACAAAACGACAGTAGCCGTGCCTGGTTCAAACTTGCTAGTAATGCGGTTACGGCCTCTGCGTATTGCTACGCGAGTGACTAAGTCAGTTACCTCAACAGGTAGAGTGCCTGATCCTAAGCGGTTAGTATCTAGGATACCTTCAGTTAGGCTATCCAAAATTAGTGGGTTAGTTTCGAAGGCTGTATCGCTGTCGAAATCGACAAACACTCGTAACGTTGGTGCTGGCATTAGATAGCGGTGCTGCTATACAGCAGACCCTTTCCAGTCTTTTGGTAGGTGTACTGAACGTCTGTAATCACTTCAGCTAAATCCTCGGCTGCTATTACTGAGCCTTCGACTACTACATTAATCTCAACAGGCGCAGTAGCAATAGACTCAGCTAACAATTGATCTGCCAGCATTAACTCGGCATCGGCTAGAGCAGAAATAGCCTCAGCGTGAGTTTCAACCGCTGCAATAGCGACAGGATCGCCAGCCTTAAATAACTCTACAATCTCATCACTCAGCGACATGCCAGAGATTGCCGCAGCCTGGCTTGTAGTATTAGCGGCCTGTCCGTTTATATAAACGTTATTGGCGTTCACGCTCATACTCTCAAGCTTAGTAACAGTCATTTTTTCTTGATCTAGGCGCAAGCCTTTTTCAGCAAACAAGGTTTCAATAGGTATTTTAATGTTGAGGGTTTTGAGTAGCTCTTGGATGCGCTTGATTGTGCTAGGCCAATCAGCAAACGGATCATCTACCATCTCATCTAGGCTATCAAGTAAGGTAGCCAATTCTTGAGCAGCTGCCTCAGCCTTAATTAATTGACCTTCTAAGATAATTGCGCGCTTTACATCCTCGTCTAGGATGGCTTGCATCAGCTCTAAACGTAGACGTTCAACGTCATTGATTTGACCACTTAAGGCGGCCGCTATTTGTATGCGTTCCATATCAAAACGCTTAGCAATATCGCCTAATACGCCTTCCTCTTTTTTCTTTTTGTTTAATTCTTGCTGTGCCTTAACTTGCTTTTTGGTTAGGGCTAGTAATTCCTTAGCACGCTTAGCGGCCTCTGCTTCAGCCTTTTTACGAGCAGCTTCCTCTTTTGCTGCGCCTTGACCTGCACCTGGAAAGAATAGCGGTTTATTTTTACGACCTAATTCTTGTGCTGCTAATAGTGGATTACCACCAAACTGCAACATGGCAGCTGCAAAGTCTTTAATCGTGCTGCCAAAGTTTTCAAAGGTAAAAAATGTTCTAGTTAGTTGGCCTACGCCTCTAATTACGTTAGCCACGCTGTCGCCAAAGGCATCCATAGCACTAACGCCGCCGCCTATGCCTTGCTCACCTGAAAGTAACTGGAAAGCATCTACTAAGCCTTCGCCAATGGTTTCCTGCATATTGGCATAAGCCACATTAAGTACGGACACTTTACCCGCGTATGTTTCTAGGTAAGCAGCGTTCTGTCCGGAGAATTGTTTATTCAGATATGCTTGAAGCTCTCCAAAGTTTTTTGTGCGTAACTCGACTTGAGATAATCCTGTGTTGTACTTAGATAAACTGCGCGCTTGTCCAATATAAGCCTTAGACAAATCTTGTGCCACAGTTGCCACGTCTATGCCTGAAGCACGTGACATATCTAGGGCTAAAGCCATAAGCTCTTGTGATCTGGTTACAGATCCGGTAGTCATCAACAATGACTGCATGGCTGGTCTTAGGCTGTCATCTAGCACACCGCTTGCAGCTTCCATATCGGAAATAAACTTGCTTACACGTGCATCCTCAAATGCTAGACCTAGATTGTTAAGGCTTTGTGATAAACGATTGGCGGCTTGCTCATCCTCGCTAAATGCTTGCAGCGATGCCTTGCCGAATTGATATACCTGCCGTACAGATAATGCTAAACCAAGTGAACGGCCTAAATCCTTAAACTTATGAGTTAAATCTGCCGATGCCTTCTCAGCTTGCTTAAAGCCTTTATCCTTAAACTCAGAGGCTATATCAATGCGGATATTAGACATTAGGCAGCCTTTCTAACTGTTGAACGTTGCTTAAATAATCTAGATGCCTTGTCAATGGCTCTAAAGGTTGCATCTAAAGCCTTGCCATTGTTTTCAGCATAAGCAGCATAAAGCAAGCGACCACGGCCACGCTCAAATTTATCGTATTGCTTCAATGGCCCCACATCGTTCATAGCACCAACAAAGATGCGACCAGCGGCAGGGTTATTAGATGATCCATAATCTTTTGTGCTTTTGTTATGACGATTACCGGCTTGCGGTCTGCCGTAGGGATGCACACGGCCGGAGGTTTCAACGATTGCACCCACAGCTGATTTGTTTAATAATGAATAAAGGCTTGCAAAGCCCTGGCGATTTCTGCGGCTTCTGCCAATAGAATAAGTTAAACCACGGCGTATTACACGGCCATTGTATTTAGGAAAGCCACGTTCACGACTTGTACGAGATTTAGCCTCTACGCCGTTATCGTTCCAGCTGTAAAGATTGCCGGGTGCTTGTCCGGGAACTTTAGCCTTAGCATCATCTGTGACCTCTTTTAGCGCGACACGTATTTCAGCGTTCATTTCCTTCAGCAGGTCAGGCGCAAACTTTTTCAAAGCTTTCTTAAGCTCTGGTACGCCTTCTACCACGACTGGCATTTTCCCGCTCTTTCGCTTGTTGCTTTAATACCTCGTAAAAGGCTTTCAGCAAATCTGTATCCATGTTAATAAACTCGCTAGGCGCAATTCCCGTATGGATGCTCAGCTGAGCGATCCTATAAGTAAAGGAATCGCGCGTTAGCCATTTGGGTTATCGTCTGCCACCACATCCACGCTTGCTAGCGTGTCTAGGAAAGCTGCGCCAAACGGCTTAACGTCTGGCGCATCTGCCCGGCGCAAACACTCCCAGGCTAGCCAATAAATATGTTCCTGCTTCTCATCTTCGCGGAAAGCTTTATGAAAACCTTTGCGAAACTGTTGCTCGAAAGCATACTCCACACCTGGCGTAATCGCGTGTGACGATTTAGTGCCATCTGCCCTTGTGATTATTAGCTTAGCCATGTTGCCCCTTTATTTGATTAGAAAGTGCCGGTGTCGGCTACTGTTACTGCTGAGTTTACTGTAAAAGTAATATCCATTGTAGCCATGTCGCCTACTGCACCATTAATAGGTGTTAGGTTGTTTACAAGAATATCACCTGAAAATAATTTGTTTGTGGCGGAAATTGTCACAGGTGAGGTTGCATCCTGGACAAGTTTGAAGCTGACAGTTGTACCGAAAGCATCTGACAATGTGTCTAGCACAGAGGTAGCTGCCTGGTCATTTAGGAAAGATACAGTCAGGGTTGCTGACTCTAGACCCTTCACAAACTTGTGAGCGGTATCGCCCATTGCGGTTACTTCAAGCTCATCGAAAGCCTGATTTAGGGTTACGCTGGTTACGTGGTCGCTAAGATCGACTGAGTTGATCTTAAGCCCGACCTTGTTATTCAGAGTAATCGCCATGATTATTCCTCGTCTTTCTTAGCGGTTGGTTTTGGTTTTGGTGTTTCTGCGACTGGCTTAATCTGACCTATTTTAATCAGAAACGCCTCGCGCTCTTTGTTATCAGCCATGATTAACTCCAATCGGATAGAACGCTGATTGATACTTCACCGGATAGCAGATCGCCCGCTACTCCGGTCAAGACTGCCGGGGCACTAAATGTGCCTAATGAATAAGCGATGCTGGATGCCTCTAGCTTATTTACTATGTTTAGGTAGTAATCCTCAATGTTGATTAGGTTGCCCTGATTATCAAACATAGGTGCTAATACTACCAACTTAAAGTTTACTTTTGGCTTAACTGTTTTGTAATGGTCGTTAGAAGGCTCAATGTATGGATCGCCAGGCTGCACTACGATTGAGTTAGCTAGGGGAGTGGCAGGTGGAAAAGAGAACACCTGCCACGCCGCATTATCAGCTAGCGCAGTCGCGATGGTTCCACGTAGGGTAGAGATTGCTGACATTACCCGACTTGACCGCCCGGTGCTAGGTGATCCGCAAGCAACCCACGCACGCGAGCCATAAGGGTATTACCCATCCGGTAAGGCGAAGGTTGAAAGTCAGGTGAGATGCCGCCAGCGTTTGAAGCCTGACGAGCTTGCCATATATCTACTGCAATCATTAGGGAAGCCTGATTAACCTCAGGCAAAGTTTCATAATCAACAGCTTGTGAGCCGTAAACCCGACCCCACGGCGCAATAGTGTGATACTCACGTGTGGTTATTTGTGCATTAACAAACTCTAGCCAAATGCCATTAGCTTTGGTAATGGTGTGCGTGCCGTTAAAGTGTTGGCGCACGTTTTCGACTGTAATAGTATCGCCGACTACAAATTGATCAGCGTTTTCATAAATATAAATGCGGCCTGTTGTGCCGGTTGCCTCAATCGCGTAAACAGATTGAGTGTTAAACCATAACTTGCTTTTTACAATATTTTCAGCAGCCAGACAGACTTCCTCAACGACTGCCGAGCTGTATAAAGCCCCAATGCCAAGCGCAGAACGTAGCTCTGCTTCTGTAACGTATGTTGCTGGCATTTTTTCCTCTCTTTATGTTAGCCCCGGCGCAAGGGCTGTGCGCCGGGGTAACTCTACTACTAGGCTAATTAGGCCTTGTTGAACTTAAATGCGCCTGCCGCCGTCTTTGTGGCAATCGCATAGTAGCCGTACATGCCGATTTCAACTTTTCCAGTCCCAACCTTCTCAGCGCGTAGCTGTAAGCGTGGTGACTCGTACCAAGTGTAAGAATCGCGGTTTAGAATGATGATTGTTCCATCTCCATCGCCGGATAGGTTGTAATCAACGTATAGAGGCAAGCCGAGAACTGTTCCGCGGATTGCGTTTACCTGTACGTCACCAGCTGCGTTTTGTGGTGCAGCTGCATTAAAGATTGGTCGCTTCTGTGAATCTACAAGACCAACGATGTTAGTCCATTGTGTTGGTGAGCAGACAATACCTGTAGCGAACTTGAAGGTATTTGTATAGATTGACTCGCCACCACGTGCTACGAACTCTGCAAGTGTTTCGCCATCAAAAGGAACAGCTGTGGTTGTTGCATCTAGTGTTCCATCGGTTAGGATTTTATCAACCAATGCGTAGTCGGTGTGCTTAGCGTAAGCATCGCCCATGAGTGCTAACAACTCGGTTAAAAAGGCGGGACTTGTGCGGTCCAAGACCTCGACCGAAAATTGTTGCATCCCGGCCGCTTTCTTAACATCAACATCAATGTACTCGATTTCCAACTGTGTATCAGAAAACGCGCCGCCTTCAGCTACTGTTGCAACTGTTGGTGCGGTCTTAACGCGTGGAATCTGGAACTTCATACCTGCATCTGGCAATACGCCTGCGGATACAGCTTCGATTGTTGGACGAACGCCGGTTGTCTTAGGGTTAATAACTTCTGTTAGCTGACGTGTTGGTACAAGACCTGGAACGTCATTTACTGTATCTGTGTCAGATGCAGCTGCAATCCATTGACGAGCTTCCTCATCACCGAATACTGAAGCTTTGATTGTGTTTTCTAGCATTGTTAGCGGAGTTACGTTGATACGTGGCTTCGCGTAAATTGGTGCTGCAACTGTTGGGCGAGCAGCCTCTACCGCAGGGGCTTCGACCTTAGGCTCAACAGATGCGGTGTCTGGAGTATTCTCCACGACTGCCTCGCTTTCGTTTGTTGGGTTTTCTACTACTTCATCCTCTGAAGCAGCTACGCTCAATACCTCAGCACTCTTAAATGCTGCGGCTTGAACAAGACTGGTTTCGTACAACTTAGATGCTAAAACTTTGATAACGCCACCTTCGCGCTTGCTATCAATTACTTCTACGCCTACTGATAAGCCAGAACGCAATTGCTCAGATGCTTCGATTAGCGCATCGTTTCCGCGTGTGGTGTTTGATACTTTAAAGGTTGCGTAAATGCCTTCATCGGTTTCCTCGTATGAAACCATACGGCCAAGTGGCTTTTTTGCATCATGCTCAAGCAATAATTTTGGCTTAGGGCTTTCAGGGATCTCAATAGATCCTTTTGTGAATACTACTTTACCGGCTGAGGTGTATCCGACTTCATTACCAAAAGGAACAATCTTGCCGGTGATTGTGCGTTCCTCTGCGTTGCAGGTAATATCGTTAGAGAACGTTAGGCGCATCTGCGTTTCCATTCGGTGATAGGTTTTCCATTTCCATAGCTTGCTCAACAGTAATCAAACCTAGAGTA